TATCCGATCTTTTGTTGATAATTCTGCTTCTTTTATTGTGTCTATTCTATCCTCAAATTGTTTTTTACCGGATTCTAGACGCTCGTGTAATCGTTGCATTTCCGCTTCGTGGCGTAGTTGCATGTTTTTAATGTCTTCTTCGTAATTTCTCCGCATATCACGTATTGATGCTTCTAGTTGTGTGTCACGCTCCACTAATGCCGCGTGACGCGGTTCGTATGCATCCCTTGGTACCATAGAGCCTATTAGCTCTGTACGTAGCTTTTCTATGTCAGTGCGTGTAACGCGATCTAATGCCAGTGCATTAACCTTATCATCTAATTGCCCTATCTTTGTAGATAAAGGTGTAATGGCTGTATTAATGGTTGTTTGTATGATATTGGAGAATTCCATAAAATCTGTACTTTTAGGAGGCATTACAAAGAACTTTCTACGTGTCATGACATTTATTTATTTGCCATAGAGCTTACTAAAGAAACGTGCCCAGTTTGGCACAATTGGCCCGGCTACTGCTGTTATTGCGTACACTGCTTGCAAGGTAGAGACGCCGTTAATAGATACGGTTCGCCATGTTGTCTGTACATCCGTAATCAAGAAAAGAGCGTCGAGAAGGTTGTATGTAACACTGTACATGTGGGCTAATTGCCCGATTGCTAGCCCTTGATGTGTTGTCGTAAAGGTTACAGTTTTTCCACTGAGCGTGTACTGTGTGAGTCTAGCACTGGCAAGTGTAATCATATCTTGTTTAGTTGTTCCGGTTCCCGCGTCTTTTGTGCTTTCTACTGCATTAATAATGCCGCTTGACTGATCTATATTAGAGCGTGCTGTGATTTCGCTACTATTGCGTACCTCAACTACAATATTTACTTGTCCGTTGTATGTGATCGTAAGTGTTTGTGATGCCAGTAGAGGAACATTTGACGTGTTTTGAGAGAGAACGTTATTCCCAACCTCATAGAGATACGCGGCGGAGGTGTCAATACCTCTTATTCCAGTGCTGTAAGAGGCTCCATTGACTGTCAAACTAGAGATAGAGTCAACCGGGTATGCCAGTGCCCAGGATTGTGTACTTCCGTCGCCGGTTCTCGACTCTGTAACGCTTATCACTGTGTTACCATCTGTAACCCATTGGTCATTTCTGTACAAATTATCTGCATAATCAACATTAAAATTATTGACGTACATATCACTATCAGAGATGATAAACGGTGCAATCTGAGCGCTACGTGAAGTAAAATTAAGCTGTTTATTTTGATCTATGTACCATGTAAAGTTAGATTTAGAGGCTAAATCATCTAAATCTTGAGATGCTGTGTTTTTAGATCCGCTCAAAACTGAATACTGAGTACTGGGGATAAGAGCACCTATAGCAATCTGAGGGGCGGTTACAGTTGTGCTTATGTCCTGTAGTTGAGGCGTTGCCGTAGGATCGGAGCTTGTCAACGTGGCTTTTGTGTAGATGTTGAGCGATGATACTATTTGCCCCTGTATCTGGCTGTAGAGGAAGTAAAATTGATTGGTGCTACTTCCTGAAATTAGCCCAGAATACCCGCTTGTAGAAGATCCTGTAGCCGTCCCGATTTGAACACCATCCATATACACAATTACAACACTGCTAAATTGTGTGATACGGAAACGATGGATAGAACCCCGTGTAAATGCAATAGCAATTGATGTCATGACAGTTTCAACCCCAGAGGCAACTCTTACCACTTTGAGCGTGTTTGCATTGCTCGTTGCACTGGCATCATAGACGATAGCTTTATAAAAATTGCTTGCATTAGACCACGACCAAACAAGCCCGCCGCCGTTCGCTGTATCCATATCCCAGGTAGCATCAATCTCCGCTCCGCTAGTGGATTGATAAAGCAATACGCCGTTTGTTCCGCCCGTCGCTATTACTCTTCCGTTAGCTGTATCCCATGTCCATGTAGACGCCGCGCCGCCAATCTCGATAGTTTGGGAATATTGATAGCTCGTATTTGTCGAGAAGCCATCAAAGAGCGCCGCCGGTTGTGCTGTGATTTGGGGTATTGATCCCGTCCCGCTCGCTCCGGTTCCTACTGAGCTAAAATTAATACCGTCTGTACTTGTTGAGATAGATAATGTTGTATTTTTTGGTACGGTCGCATTCCATGCAACCGCCGTCGATCCGGCCCGCGTGACGTTTGCTAGAGACTGAGCGGGTGATATGCGGGAGCCAGTAGCGCTATAGATGCTGTTAATGATGACGCCCAATCCATGTAGTTGTGGGGTTGCATTAGCGTTTTGACTGGTAAGAGTGGCTTGAATGAGCAGATTTTTACTAGCCATAGACGCGCCGGGAATGATGTTTGGTATTGCCGCGTTTTTCGTACACGTTGCCCAGGTTGTACCGCCGTCTATGCTTGTCTGTACTGCTAATGTAGTATTATCCGGCGTTGTGTCGTTCCATTCGATGACGCTAGAACCGGCATAGCCAAGTGCGTTTAGGCTTATATTGTTTGTTGTCCATGTGCCACTAAGAGCCGACATAACACCAAATGATTGAAAATAGCCGCTATGACGAGCGCCGCCGCTTGCATTGCCGTTAAAATGCCTCAGTCCAATATAACCCGCCGCCGTGTACGTGCTATCAGTAACATTAATATATTGTACATCATTTAACCATACTTGATGATTAGTACCATTAAATATAACCTTAAGATGATACCATGTATTTGATGCTAATGAAGCAGAAACAATTGAAATAGCGGTAAATGCTCCGGTTCCTGTTGAGTTGTTGCCGTGTGCTAATTCTATCTGTGTTGTGCTAATATAAGCATTATATGCGTATGAGTCGTTACTATTACCCCAGTTCGTACACCTGTAGACAACGCCGTAATTACCTACTGCATCGCTTAGAAATACATCAACCTCTATGATACCGTTTTGCCATTGCCCGGCAAAATCGAGCCTTGCTCGCACGTCTGAAGCGGCATCACAACGGATTGCATAAGCACTGTTTGCTTGTGAGATATTGGCGGCGGGATTGGTACCGAATAAGGTAATGTTGTTTAAGCGATTACTGATATCAGTAAACCAGTTACGTGTAAATCCGTTTAAAGTCAAATCATTGTTGAAATTTGTTGTAGTACCGCTATTGCTTTGTGATGCCCACGAATTACCAGCAACGCCGCTATAACCTTGCGTTACGCTTGTTACCGTCGCCGCGTATGATGGATAGATTGTTACATCCATTTCTTGCAGTGTAGGGGCAATAGAGGGATCGGGAGCGGCAATATTGAGCGTTTGACGGAAGAGGAGAGATTGACCTAACGTGTAATAGCCTGCTATCAAATTCGGGATTGGGGAATGGTTAGTGCATGTAAACCACGTAGCGCCGCCGTCCAATGAGCTTTCTATCGTGATATAGTTGACCTTATCCGAACCCTGGGTAGCAACCGTTGCCACTCCGCCCAAATCTATAGTCCAGTTGACGATAGAAGAGCGTACGATCCCGACTGAGGCTATGTTGTATGAGGGAGATACACGAACCGCCGGGGTAAGATACGCCGTCACCACTTTACAAGAGGTACTGCTATAACCAGCATCACTAATAATTGTGGGAGTACGAGAGAGTGTACTACCGAAGAACGTTTGACGAACGTTACCTAGACTATCCTGCAATGTACAACTGTAAGCATATATATCATATGTACCGTTATTATCGCCTTCTTGCACTATTGATACATAGCTTAATGTTTTACCTGATAATCCATTGGTCGTATTAAGGTTTATTGTTCTAGTGAACCATTTGTCGTTAGCATATCCTGATAAATCTGTTTTAGGATGTGCGCTTAATCCCTCTTGATCCTGAGCAACACTATCTCTTAGAGTTGTACCGTCTGTGCATACAAAATCCATCCCGCCGGTACACATCGGGCTAGTGCTGCTTATCCAAAGTGTATAGACAAAGTTGTCACCGTTATTAATTGTTATACTTGTACCTTGCCATATTTTATAATAGATATAGTTATTATTGCTACTGCCTGATCCTTGCTGTGATGTTCCTTGCAAGTGTAATGCTTGCACTGAGCTAGGAACAAGCATGTTATTACTAGCGGTTGCATTGGTAAGTGTGCCAGTATTGAAAGTCGCCGTCGTGTTTTCTGTAATGGTTACAGTCGATCCGGCGGAGGCTAGCTCTAAGTCGCCGTCACTAAGGTTAGATGCGCCTGTAACGTTGCTTAGAGTGCCTTGATTAAATTGAGCAGTAGATGTATCACGCCTTACGGAATAAGACGCGGTAACGCCCTCTGCACTCAGCACGTTTTGCAGTAAATCACTAGCAATATCCCCGGCGTATCTATTTACGTATTCGTTGCCAGAATAGGACCGCTTATCAGCTAGATAATGCATGTCTACACATTGGATTGTGTGTTCTCTGTTTACAGCAGGATAAAGGCGCAATGATTGCACATCGTTGATATAGCCGCTAAAGAGCACGCCTAAAACCGTGTCTGTAATCTGCACAAATTGGCCCGGCCTATAGTTGCCAGTGCCCGCCGCGTCCTCTACTACAAATTGCGCGGTGCTTCTCTGATCGACTGTTTGTGAGAGTTGTAAACTCTGCTCTTTGATGGCGACATATTGCGATGAGATAGAGACATTTATCATTATGCCGCCCTCAGTCCAGTTTTTACGCGGATATCATCAACAATATGGGGAGCAACGCCGCGCCCGATGACACGCCCGTCTAGCATGATCGTAATGCTTACGGGTTGATTGTTAGAGGTTGCATTGTTAGCGGATGCTTGACTCATAGAGGGGAGAGCAGAGGAACGGTTAAGCATTGCTTGTGTATCACCGTTGCTGTACACGTTGCTTCCTGGGGGTAGGGTAATAAGCTCCGGGCCGCGTTCTCCAACAAGTGCAAGACCACCGCCAAAATTTTGTACTCCAGTTGCAAAACCTGGGATATTGTGGAAGCCCAATGCAGACAAACCGCCGCCGATAGCATTGTGTATGGCATTGCCGACTGCTCCGCCCGCCGATGTGATCCCGTTTGCTATAGCATTGATGAGCTGTGATCCGAGCGCCGCCGCTCCGCCTACAACGGTTCCATTCCACCATCCGGTTATACTGTTCCACAAACCACCAAGCGGCCCGGCAATATACGTATTCCATGCATTACTAAATACATCACTCACTTTTTGCCATGCATTACGGGCAAAATCGCCCATCTGGTTTAATTTGTCCTGAACAGTGCTAATAATATTTGAAACGATGCCAGAAAGGGTATTATAGATATTATTCCATATTGAGGAGGCTTGACCAACCAACCAAGACCACTTTGAAGACACAAAATTTACCGCATTGCTCCATTGCCCCTGCAACCAGACAACCGCCGCCGCTACGTATACCCGGATCGTTAAAACAAGCTTATTCCAGAGTGAGGACGCAAAACCAACCAAGCGGTTCCACTGTGTAGATGCAAAGCTTGTTATACCGCTCCAAGTGGT